TTATAAATTCTTAACGAAATGTTTATCTGATAATATTAAAGTTTCAATATCTTTTCTATTTTGATTAATTTCTTTTAAATCACTAGATATAGCATTGATGATATCCATATATAAATTTATGTTTCTTTCTCTCAAACCATCAAAAGATATAAAAGTATACACTCCACTACTATCATTTATAGGATTTCTAATAATTAATGATTCCCCATCGTGAGTTATACTATTTCTTATATCTCTAGTCTTTCTATTAAATTGCGTTGCTCGAATCGGGTACTTAATAACGTCATTCTTAATATATTTCTCATAATAAACATGGAACAATAAATTATTATATTTATCTTTAGGTATTAGATTCCCCTTTAATCCATTTAAATGTAAATGAGTGTATACAAATATTTTAGTTTGAATATCATCAAGCGTGTTAATCATTCTAAGACATACATTCAAATAAAACGATGTATTAATGATCGATTGTAAATCATATACCTCTTGATTAACTACTTTCAAAAACGCTTTATCAAAATTTTCTAATGCTACATTGTATAGAAAAAAATTACTATCATAAGTGATTAGTAATTCGTACAATTTAGTACTTTCTTCATCACCTATCGGAAAATTTCCAAAAGCACTTATTAAACTACCTGGATCTACATACTTTATTAAAAATTGATTTTCACCTAACATTTAGACACCTCTTTTTTATCAGTATTATACACTAATAAATTAAATAAGTTGTTGTGTTTTGTAAAAGTAAAAGGTTGCAACTCAATTATGTTAGGTAAATCGTTTAAACCATTGATATAAAAGCTTTTACGGTGCAACCCTTTGCAACCCTGTTCCGTTCGGGAAAACTATAAAAAGGTTGCATGGTTGCATTATTTCATGTCAAGTTTTGTCAGGTCTTCATGTTAGCTTTTGTTAGCATCTATATGTTTTCATCTTCTAGTATTTTCTAGTATTTATGTTTTCACAATGTAGTAATTTGTAGTATATAGTTTTCGTATCCTAACATTATGTTTTCACGTGCCGACATTTGCCAACAATTCACTTCCAGGTGTCATCATTAGTCATCATTTTTTCCTAGCACGTCAACAAATGTCAACATTGTCCCGACGTCGCGACATCTACCCAACATATCCCAACAAAAAAACTACCGTACAAATTAATGTACGGTAGCAATCGACCAAAATACCTCGACGTATCAATATAATAACTGACATGAAGTAAATAGCCTTTTATTGACTATCTAGCCCATTGTTATATCATGATCACGGATATAGACACGTAAAAACCATATATATTATATCATGTATTTCTCTTTTAGGGTGTCCGAAATGTCCGATCCTCTTTTTTTTAGGTGTTAGAAATGTTAGAAGTTTTCTTTTTTTAGGTCTCGGCTTTCTCGGTTTCTTTTTAAGGGGGGCGAAAGAGCCGATTTACTTTTTATATAGTTAAGTTCATTAACTTCTTTTTAGGGGGTGTAAAATCGGTAAATGTCTTTTTAGGGGGTCTAAAACCTCTAAAATTACCTATATGCCTTACATATCTTTTTAATAAGCTGTACTTCTAATTGTCTTATTCTTTCTCGTGATAAATTCACCATTTTGCCAACTTCTTCTTGACTTTTTCCGTCTAACCTCTCGAATAATATCCATAGTTCTCTATCTGTCAGTACCTTTTCAGCGTCATCAATGAGTTGTCTATATTGATTATAGTATTCTATCCCTTTAGATTCCGCTTCTACTTCTTTAATATTTACATGTTCCTGGTATTCATCAGATATATTAAAAAAATCATCATCGTCTATATCATTTGAAACTAATTCACCATCAACGATTGAGAAGCCTGTTAGTTTAATATCCTCAACAACCTTATGGAACGTTTTAATAAAGTGCCTTAACTCATTAAATTCATACATAAATACACCTAATTAATTTCTTTCTCTAAATCTTTAATTAATGTTTTTAATTTAAATCCATGATATATAACTCCATTAGTCGCAAGATATTTCTTTATACATTGCTGTTCATTAAGGGGGTATCTAGCTATAACCCTTTGAAGTATTTTCATATAGATTTCAGATCTAGTTTTATAACGTTCCAGTGCGTTCTTTTGTTCAACTATCCATATCACTAATTCATCAACACTCACGCTTACAGAACGCAATCCTATATCCCCCGTTTCAGTATGCGAGGTTGATAGATGATACATGTCATTTATTTGTTGGGATAATACTTTTATTGTCTTATTTATGTATACGGGATTAAATTTTGTTAATATATCGTGTTCGACAAGTCTCTTTGTATCTCTATATACAAACACACTTTTAACACGTTTAAGCTTCATACACACCCTCCCTTAATATCAAGATAGGGTATGACATCATTGTCACACCCTGCCATTACAATTACTTATTTTGTTCTAACCACTTTAAAAACTTTTTACGATTGGTTACATACTCTTTAAATGTGCTTTCTTTGTCCTGTACCGCCTCTTTATAGTTCTCGATGACTTCTAATATTACTTTACCTTTCTCGTCTGTGAGACGTGCGTCTTGTGGCAAATTATTGATACCTTTGTTCATGTTCACATCATTAATGTGTCGGACATAATAATTTTCGGCTTCTCGTACACCTTTAGCACTTAATAACTCGGTTACATATTCACGTTCCTGGTTTAGTTGTTCTTGTGTATATTTTCTGTTAAACATAATAGTTCCCCCTTATAAATACCTTTCAATGTTTGAATTCATATTGATTGATAATTTATCAGCTGTATAAATATTAGTGTCCATCTTTTCTAAGTGTTCAATAACTTGTCTATATGCTTCGTGCTTATTACCATATATCATTTTATTTAATTCATCTTTATTCATTTTTAGTTTTGTTAATAGATAGGCTCTTTCTTGATCGTGTAATCCATCAATTTTATTAGCAAATAAGTGTAAGCTTGATAATAAGGCTATTGCTTTCATTTTATCTCTCGATGCTAGTTCCATTTTCTCACTCAAGATAGCACTGATTGATGATCCTGTATCTGCATTCATTAATTCTAGAGATAAATCACTTTGCAAAGTTTGAGTATGATATACACGTTTGCTTATTTCACTGCTATCTAAATCGTCGGAATGTGCAATCTGTTGTTTAGCACGTTCAATCGCTTTAATACGTTTAGCCTGGAATGATTCATTTTCACTTTGGATAGATTGCTCTACCTTTGCCTTTTCTTCGTCATAAATGGCTTGTATGCCTTCTTTTAATGCTTGAGGTGTGTATGTGTCCTTATACTCATTTTTGAATGCTTCAGCACGTTCTTTAACGGTCTGTGTGAATGTTTCTGCTTTTGACATTGGTTGAATGTTGTTCAAATGTAATAAAACATCGTTAATCGGCTCGTCTATAATTCCTACTTCGTTTACAATATTGTTTAATTCGTTTGTCATTTTTAATATCTCCCTTTTTTGTTTTGTATTATTTGTGGTTTTAAATCATCTACAGTTACTTTACTTTGTCCGTTTATCATTGCTTTTCTTAGACTTGCTACTTGTTCGGGTGGTGCGTTGGTTACATCAATGAGATAACCGTCAGCGTTTTCTAAATAGTCACGCCCGTTAATACGTTTGATATAGGTCATTGTTATCTCCTTTGGTCTACGTATTGGTTTATGCCAGTTCTTTAATATGTTTTTCCGCTTCTTCTAACGATTCATAGCGTGTTTGTAATACATCTATTCTTGACTTAATAGATCGTTTAGCAATCCTAAACTGTTGTTTATTTCGGCAATAAAAGTAGCCCATTTTACCGCCTACACTTGTTGAGCCTATCGGCAATCTGTAGAACGTCACTAACTCGGATATAAGTTGTTGTAATGTCCTGTGATATGATTTGTCTTTGCCTAGCTGTTCAAGTATCTCACTTGATGAAATAACATCTTGCTTACTGTTAAAAATCACGTTTACAATGTCAGCGTGGGGCTGTGTAAACTTTATACCTACAACATTACCGTCTTTGTCCTTATACTGTTTCATTGCTATCTCCTTTCTATAATTTAGAGTGAGTAATTCAAGTATTGAAAAACTCACTCATAAATTTGTCATCTACTTCATCGAGTGGGAATATCTTACCTGCTTCAATATTCTTTTTTAACTTCATACCGTAATGTAACCAAACATTTTTAATTTCTATATCGTTTTCGCTTAAATAAAGCTGTCTTAGAACGATTAATAGGTCGTCCACTATAAAACTACCATCCACTAATAAAACCTCTGTATAGGCTTATAAAACTCAAATAACACTGTACCTATTTCGGTGTCTTTACTTTTAGCGATAATGCACTCTACTTGTGATTTACCTATTGGATCGTATTCAGTGGCTTTATTGTAATAATCATCACGATATAAAAGAAATATCATATCAGCGTCTTGCTCTATGCCTCCCGCTTCCCTCAAGTCGCTCATCATTGGTCTTTTATCGTTTCGAGATTCTACACCCCTACTTAATTGCGATAAAGCTATTACGACACAATTAAACTGTTTAGCGATTATCTTTAGCTTTCGTGATATATCTTCAACCTCTAAACGTCTATCTCTAAATGTTCCATTTGATTTCATCAAGGTTAAATAGTCTATGATGATTACATTTCTATCTGATTCTTGTGACATCTTACTTGCTGTCCTGCTTATAGTTAATGGCGTTGCCACTTCGTCAGCATTGATAGTAATGTTCATATCTTTGAAGCGGGTCATTGCTTCAGTAAGCTTTAACCTTTCATCATCAGAAATAGAATGAGGGTCTTTAAATCTATTCAGTTTTACTCGTGCCATTGATGATACAAATCTTTGTATGATTTTCTTTGTTGTGGTTTCTAAAGAGAATAAAGTGATATTGTTTCCTTTTTGTTCAAGTTGTAAGGCTAAATTTAACGCAAAGGCAGTCTTGCCGGTTGAGGGTCTCCCTGCTAATATAATCAGTTGACCAGGCTCAAAGCCCCCTATTACGTTATCGAGTTGTTTATAACCTGTCTTGAATAATTGAGGTTCAACTTCAAAATTAAGTTCTCTAGTTATCTGATTAAGTGCTAATAGTTTGTTATCCTTTTTACTAATCTGTAAGGTATCAAGTTCCTGTATCGTCTCTTTTAAGCTGTTTACGTTTTGTCTTGTTGGATCACCTGCAACTAATGAAGTTGCTTTTGACATCATTCTTGCTTTATAAAGTTCCAATACTTCAATTTGATACTGTTTAAAAAAAGTTTTCTTTATTAAGTCATCTTTTCTTAACTGTTTTATTAGTTCGCTAGGTACAAAGTCAGCTTCATGCTTCATTGATTTAGCGTATATCTCGTGTAAGTCTAATTTGTCAGTTAGTTCAATATGTTTAATAAAGTTGATTGCATAAGGGTCTGTAAACATATCAGACTTTAATTCAAGTTCCGTTATTAATTCGGGGTATCTGATTAAAGAGCCTATTACTAAATGTTCCATGTTGTCACTGTAGTTCATTTTGTAATACCTCCTTAAACTGATTCAGCTTATCAAATGATTGCTGTCGTTTAATCGGGTCATACTCAACTTTGTTCCGTTCTCTTTCTCTTTCAAGTTCTTCGTATTCTAATTGTGCGGGGTTAATTTCTTGATAGACTGCTATGTCTGATATGTGGGGGGCATACCTGCTACTTCGATAGTATGCCTCTAACTTCATATCAGTCTTAACATAATCAGCCTTATCAAGTTCCTTTGCCCAAACCTTAATGATTGTTTCATTCAGTTTCATGTTCGGATAAAGGTCTTTAACTTTCTTTATGATCTGATTACGTTCTTCTTTTAACATATTGTCCTCCTAATCGAGTTGATTAAGCATGTCATCAATATCAACATCATTCACATCTACAGATGAATTAAAAGATTTATTAATTGGTTTAGCATTTAAATATGATTCAAACTTTGTTCCAAACAATGTTTCGGGTCTTAAGTATTGATTCATCTTTTCATCGTTCAACCATTCCATAGTTTTGTTATCAATTACTGTCTTAAAATCATCTAATGTAAACCCCTCATTAAGTCTTGAAATAATATATCTTTGTGTTTTTTTAGATGTATCTTTAAATGATTTATTAGTCTTAAAATTAAGATACTCGACAATATCTTTTATATTAATACTGTTATTTTTAAGACTGTTATTTTTAGGGGGGTCATTTTGTCCCGTTACGATTTGTCCCGTGACAAAATGACCCGATACGGAATTAGCATCATTAACATTTGTTATCGGGTAGTTTTGTACCGGTACGTTTTGACCCGATACGATACCATGTTTTAATGTATAAATGTTATTACTAAAACCTTTATCTTTTCTATTTCTCTTGACTTCAATCAGTTGCATTTCTTCAAGTTGTTTCCTGTATTTCTTAAATCTTTTATCACTAATATTTAATTCATGACATATTAGGTCAACGCTTGGAAATGCGGTATTACTTTTACCTGCAAAAGAGCTTAAATAAGCGTACAAACCTTTTGCTTCTATGTCTAAATCAGGATTTCTCATAACTGATTGAAATACAACACCATAACGCTGTTCTTGTGGTAACTTTTTATCATCGTTTGTCATTATGTCACACCGCCCACTCATCCTTTCGTAATGTTCTATAAACATATCCATCTGTCTGTGTCTTACGAACATCGTTTTATAGGTTGAGGGGTGTTAGACACCCCTTAATTATTTAATTGATATATGATATAATTTTTATATGCATATTTTGGTTTATGCTTTGCCATTACTTAGTTTGGTCGCTGAGGTAATGGCTCTTTTTATGTCTAAATACCAAAGCGAAATATTGACCGCTATCAATGAAACGTCTTAAGTTTCTATGCACTGCTTCAACATTTGACTTATAGTAGTCTGTTGCACGTTGAGTAGTGAATACAACTGTTAAAATACCAGGTCTGTACTCATTCAACTTGATTTCATTTTCTACATCTGCACGATCATATAGCTTGATATTTCTCATACTCACACCTCTTTTTTATGTTCTTTAATCATCTTGAGGTTTTCGATTCTTAGTTGTGCCATTCTAATTTCTGACCTCATAATTCTGCCTAACCTATTAAGCACATCTTGATACAACTCAAAATTAAGTTGTAATTCTGCTTCTGCTTCTTTTGTAGTTGCGTGGAATAACAATGATTTATCTGACATAGCTAGATGAATGTTAGGTGCAACTTCTCCAAATATCTTCACCTTAATAAACCTCGCAAGTCTCTAATATCCGCTTCAAAACAACCGATAGAAGCGTTACCAGTAAAGCCGTTTACAAGTTTCTTCATTGCATCTAGTGGTAATGTTGCTATAACCTCATCTTGTCCGGCAATACGGATGTTGTACCATGCTAATACTGTGCGTTTAAATGTGAATTGTTTCATTATAGATAACCCCTTTCATCTAGGTCTGTTAGATCATGCATTGCTAACCATGTTTCAATGCCTAACTTAATATCGTACAAGCGATTGTAATTTTTGAATGATAAATCTTTAAATACTTGATTCGGTATATCATCTTTGAAATGTTCCGATACCTTTAAATCTTCAAGTAATTGATGCACGTCATAAAGAATAGCTTTTATATTCGGCTTATAATCCGGTGTTGCGTCTGCTTCTCGTTGTTGTTGTGAGATAGCTTCTAAGTCCTCACCAGCCGAAAGTAATACCTCTTGTAAATATTGTGCTTTATCAAAATCATTTGGATTGTTTCCGTCTGTAGCAACTGATTGAATTTCAGAAGCTTCTAAAACATCTTTTGCAATCTGTTGAATGTTTCTCATGTTATTTGTCCTCCTAGTTTTATAAGTGTGCTTTATTTATTGATTTTAAAAACTCGTTGAATGTCTCTAAATGCACAAGTGTCATAGACTGCGATACCGACACTTCTACATCTTCAAAGCCCTCGTCTTTTGCTCGTTTTAATAAGCGATAAACTGATGTGCGTGAAAGGTCATAAAGCTTCATAAGAGTATTCGGCTTTGCATAAATCGGTTTAAATTCTCGAATTTCATTCTCACTCATCACCGTTATTTCGGGCGTTGGTGTCGGTAACTGGACTATTTTTGTCATCTAATTCACCTCCTTTTGTTTAATATCAAATAGTTCTTCAAGTTCTTTTCCCAATGTTTTCGCAATAACAGAAGCGGTTTTTGGACTTAATGATCGTTTGCCATTGATAACCAAACTCAAATAAGAGCGATTGTAATTTATCATTTTAGAAAATTCCGCTAATGTTAAACCATTTTTCACTAACTCAAATTTTATAGCTTCAGTTCTCGGTTTAATAACTGTCATAGTAACACCTCCTATATACCAAACTTGGATGACAACTTTCCTTGTCCGGTTATTTAACTAAATAATAAACGATTAGCAAATTAAAAGCAACCACTTTAATTATTTTTTTATTTAAGTTACTGGACAAGTTTAGTTTGCTTTTTTGTTGCTATCTATTTATAATTATTGTTGTAAATATAATTGGAGGGATAATAATGATAAGAAATAGATTAGCGGAATTAATGCAATCAAAAGGTATTAAGGTAGTTCAATTATCTAAAGAAACAGGAATATCAAGAAATACAATTACTAACACAGTACAAAATGATAGCGAAATGTATAGACTTGATACTATAAATAAAATTTGTAACACTCTTAAAATTACGCCCTGCGACTTTTTTGAATATTCACCGATAGAAATAGAAATAGAGGTTTCTCACGATCCCGAGATTTTACATATAGGTAGAACTGTCAACGAATCATATATAGCAGATGATATTAATCTCGAATTAGATATTATCTTTACGCTTATAAAAGATGGGAGAACAAAGAATGTGTACGGTACATTAAAATACTTACCTCAATCAGTAATTACAACTAGCCCTATTCATACATCAAGCATTTCTTATTCATTGGATATGAATGAAAATCAAGACAATATAAACGAGTTATCGTCTGAGGTCAATAACTTATCAAGTGGTTTTAAAAGTATGATCTATAAAAAAATGATTAATGAAATAAAAACATATTTAATTAATTATTCTGCTAATATTGAATATCCTTTTTATACAACTTATCTCATTAATTTCGATGTCGAAATTAAGGATGTAGTTCAAGATGTACAAATTGAAGTTATTTCAAACGTATTCACTAAATTCTAAGGAGGTGTTGTTATGTGGTGTGAGGAGTTCCAGGATAAACACGGTATAACTAAATACCGCTTCATAGAAAAGTATAAATGCCCTCTTACAGACAAGTGGAAGCGTACAAGCGTTGTAATGAATAAGAATACTAAACCCTCTCAAAAAGAAGCGGAGAGACGACTACAAGCTAAAATAAACGCTAAGATAAATGATAATAGTGTTAAAGAGTTGCACACTCTAACATTCCCTCAAGCTATAGATGAATGGTTTAAATACTATAAGAATACATCGGGGTCAAAACCGACAACCTTAAAAAATCGAAAGTATGAGATTGAGACTATTAAAAGTGCTTTCCCAGATGATTTATTAATTAAAAAGCTAACCCTTTCAATGTTACAAGAGCAATTAATTGAATGGGTAGAAGCGGGATATAGTCATGATTATATTAGAGCGTTAAAGACTGATATTACTAATACAATAAAGTATGTATATAAGTACTACAATATGGCTGAAATACCATTTTTAAATGAGTTAGCTGTGCCTAAGAAGTCAAAAACACGCGAACAAATAGAAGCTGAAAGAAAGAAATACTTAGAAGATAGTGAATTGAAGATTATATATAAAGCTTTTGATGATCATATTGGAAGTACAAAAGGTGTAACTAAACGTAATTTAACTGTTATTAAACAGATTATTGAGTTCCAGGTGTTAAATGGTTTACGTATCGGGGAATTATTAGCCCTCAAAAATGAGGACATCGACTTTGAGAACAACACTATAAAAATCGACGGAACATTAACGCCTATCAAAGAAAAGGGCAAACATTATTTCGGTACTAAGGGAACACCTAAAAACGAGGGATCACGACGAAAGATATTAATTACTTCTCAAAGTGTCAGTATATTGAAAAACCGCATCATCGAGAATAAAAAAGAAAATCAATGGAATGATAAATTTGTTTCTACCGGTTTTGTATTTTGCAATAGTTCGGGGTCTCCTTACGATAGCACACGCATTAATAAAATACTCAAAGAAGTATTGTCTGAAACACCATTAAAACATAAGCACATTACTACTCATATAATGCGACATACTCATATTTCAAAGTTAGCACAATTAAACATCCCATTAAAAGCAATAATGGAACGTGTGGGACATTCAGATCATAAAACAACATTACAAATATACAGTCACGTTACCGAACAAATGAATAAGGATATGATGAGTAAATTAGAAGCGGTGAGCGAATTTTGAGAGATAAATTTTATTTTTATTTGATGATAATATTTTCTATTTGTATAACTATTATTTTAATTTTTTCCTATGGAAGTGCAATGAAGATTATAGTTGATGCTAAAAGTTTAGAAGCTTATTCCTTGATGATAGCTTTTGTAGGTCTTTTCACAACTTTCTTAGGAGCATATTTAGGAGCTAAAGTGTCAGGTGAGTATACGTTAAAAGCTTCTCAGATGATTATTGACGAACAAAACAAAATAGCTTTAAAGAGAGCTAAATTTTTAACTGAAGATTTGTTCTCTGAATCTATGTCTTCAATTAATAAAATTAGACCATTTGATTTTGGATTTCCAATAAATGAAGAAAAGTTTAATTTAAATCTTAATCCTACCTTTAGAGAAATAGAATATGAATATGTACAAGAATCTCTTTTAAAAGATTTTAAAGATAATATCGATGAACTAAAAAACTTCAGACTTACGACTGACTTCTATTTATTATCTCCTGAATTTCAAAAAGAAATTACTAATACCATAACTCAACTTAGTAAATTATATCAATTGTTTCAAGATTTAAATTCTTATTTAGAAAAGGATATAAATGAAAGCGATATGTTCTTTGTAGCAAAGAAGAAAGAGTTTCACAATACTTTAGACAATCTTTATATGAAAAGGTATCACATTCTCAAAAATCAGAATCATTAG